TGTTATAAATAAAAATACAGAGCCGGAAGCTCTGTATTTTTACGAAAAATATCAGGTTTAAATAATACTCTTATGTTCTAAATAAGTTGGTTTGAGTGTACAAGTCTGTTTGTTATTTATCTGTCCTTGTACTTATATTATAGCACTTATAAATAAAAGGTCAATATCTTTTAATGTTTTTTTTGTAAGATTATTTTACCAGCATTCTTCACATTTTACTTAATTAACTGGAAGTAAACTTTTGATTTTATAAATGTGATTTTATTAACCTATACTCTGAAGAATTTTTTGAAAATAAACAAATATTCTTAAAATTCTTTTTTATCTAGCAATACAGACTAGGATACTAGTGGACTTCAGATACCTACAAAAAAAGCAGGTAGCTTAATCTACCTGCTTCATCATACGCTTTAGTATATCCAATTCTAATTTTTTCATCCTGATATCTATATTGGCAATTACGACAACTAGATAAATCCTATCCTCCATTTCATCCCACTTATAGGCAGATGAGGCTTGTATAGTGTATTTGGGAAAAAAGGCTAGGAAGTCCTTTGTAAGGGCCTGAGCCTTGGAGAAAAGGTCCTCCACGAGCTTATTATCATCCCAATCGAATTTTACACCAGGCACAAGGTCTTGTGTGGGGATAGATAGCTTAAAGGCCATAACATCCTCCCTCTTAGTTGCCTTGGTAAGGTCTGTTTCCACCTTGAACAGTGTTTTTTCCTGAATTTCATTTTTTATATCATCGCTGCTGATTAGATCTTCCCTAAAAAGTACGTACATAGTCTGCTCCTATAAAATAAAAAGTTAAAATTAATAAAAAGCACGCCTAGTAGGATTCGAACCCACAACTCACAGATCCGAAGTCTGCAGCTCTATCCAGTTGAGCTATAGGCGCACATGGTTTATGAATATTATAACATAGGACTTGGACCTAGACAACTTGACTTTTGAGTGGTGGTATGCTATAAAGAATTTAATAAAATTACAAGTTGAATAAGTGTATGGCTCTTCTATTAGGTCATAGAAATTAAATATAAAAATATCAGTGCAAGTATAAAACCAATGCGCGGTAGAGAATATTACGAAGCAAAGCAAGTATCAAACGCGGAGAATGTTGTTATTATAATAAGATACCGTGATAACATTTATCAATCTGATATAGTGGAATATGGCAAACACAGTTATGAAATTCAGTCTGTTGTAAATCCCGATATGATGAATGAAAGTCTTGAATTATACTGCGTTGAAAAAATCCGTGGTAAACAGGAAAATCCTAAACCAACAAAGCCGAAAAATAACGGAGGTTGGGAAGGATGAGCGCGGATTTTTATTTTGAAAACTTAGATGAATTTCAAGAAAAGTTAAATCAAGTGGTAAATGAATACACCGAAACAGCGGAGAAACATCTGAAACGTGCAGGTAACAAGCTGAAAAAACTTGCAAAAGAAAATTCTCCCATTAAGTCAGGAAAACTATCTAAGTCGTGGAATGGGAAAATAACAGGTATTTCAACCGATGAAATTCAATATGAACTAAAAAATAAAAGTAAAGTATATCATTTGGTGGAACGTGGACATACACAAAAAGACCATAAAGGAAACACTATCGGATTCGTTCAAGGCAAACACTTTTTTGAAAATACAGTACAAGCATTCGAGAATAGCGATGTTATGAAAATTGAACTGCAAAAGTTTTTTGATGATGTTAAAAGTAAGTTAAGTTAGGAGGTGAATCACAATATGTTAAACAGTGTGGATATATTAAAACAAGTACGCAACAAATTGAAATCTGTATATTCATATACAGTATACCTAGATGATAGCAAAGAAAATTGTGATTCACCTTGCTTTTTTCTGCAACTAAATATTGCACGGAAACAGGTAGGAAAACATAAATTTTTCAACAATGGAAATTTATATATAACATATTTTGCAACAAAGAACACTACTGACGCAGTAGAATTTTATGAAATTAAGGATGCTATATCACAGCTATTTCACACAGGTTTTCAGGCAAAAGATAGATATATCAAAATAAATAACATCTCAGCTATTACGGATGGTGAAGATGCAGACATTATATATATTACTTTACAATTTGAATATTTTGATGTACTCGGCGAAGATATAGTTACGGATACAAGTTTAACAAATATAACAATAAGCGAACACGTTAAAAATTAACGGAGGTTGATATTATGGCTTTAAAAATGCCTAACGTATTTATTTCATTTAAGGAAAAGGGAATTACAGCAATTCAGCGTTCAGAACGCGGGATTGTTGCTATGGTTTTTCCCGTAGACAATCCTAGTAATGATATTACACAGATTTATAACATTGACGATATTCCTGAAATGTGGTCAGACTATAAAAAAGAACAGGTAGAATTAGCTTTAAAAGGCTATCAGACCGCTCCACGCAAAGTAATTGTAATGGAATGCCAAGGCGAAGTAACTTCTACAGTTCCTAAAGTTGGCGGTGAAACAGGTGAAACGGAAAAGAAAATCGTTGATGCTGATTTCACTAAGATTCTTAAAAAGTTAGAAAAGACTTATTTCAATTGGTTAGTTATCCCCGGCATTAAAGATAAGTACACCGAAAAAATTGCAACATGGATAAATGGAATGCGTACAACAAAGGATACAAAAGTATGCGCGGTATTGCCAAATTGCAATGCTGATAATGAAGGCGTTGTGAATTTTACAAATACACTTATCCGCACAAAGTCTAAGACATTTGAAACTGCAGATTATTGTAGCAGAATCGCAGGTATCATCTGCGGTACACCTGCAACGATTTCATGCACCTACGCTCCACTTCCTGAACTTGTAGAAGTTGAACAATACACTGACGAGGAAATGGATGTGAAAATCGGTAAAGGTGAACTATTTGTATTTTTCGATGGTGAAAAACACAAAATCGCACGCGGCATTAACAGTTTTGTAACAACCATGCAGGGCAAAGGTGACGATTTCAAGAAAATTAAGCTAATTGACCTTATGGATATGATTCACTATGATATTAAGAAAACAAGTCATGATTCATATATTGGCAAATATGCAAATAGCTATGATAATCGATGCCTACTAATCACAGCAATTAACGGTTACTTACATACACTAGAAACAGAAGGATTGCTAGAGCGCGGGCAAAATAATTGTTACATTGACATTGAAGCGGTAAAGAATTGGCGTGAATCAAACGGTAAGAACACACGCGATGAATTAGAAAATATGTCAGAGCAACAGATTAAAGAATTAAATATTCACGATAACGCATTTTTGGGATGTAGTCTTTCAATGCTAGATGCGTTAGAGAACATAAAAATTGGTTGTACAGTAGAATAATTTTCAAAATAATAATGGCAAAAAGAGAGAGTTAATCTCTCTTTTTTGTCGTTTACTATAAAGCAGGTGAATATAAATGAAAGAAATTGAATCAAAACAAGTAATATATGGTACTTATGGAAGTATGTGGATTGATGGCTATGAATTGGCAGAAATTCAAGAACTAAAAGCAACACTATCAGCCGACAAGGTAGAAGTTAAGATTGCGCGTAAGATGTCCAAAGGTTATAAGGTCACGGGTTACACGGGCAAGGGAAGTTTCAAGGTGCATAAAGTATCATCTTATTTTATTAAGAAATTAGCACCTTCAATCAAACAAGGAAAACAGGTAACTTGTACAATTATTTCAAAAGTCGATGACCCCGATGCGCTCGGTGTAGAACGTATCGCTTTATACAATTGTCTAATTGATGCAGTAGATTTAATCAATTGGAGCGTTGGTAAAGTCGGAGAAGAAAGCTATAATTTTACCTTTGAAGATTTTGACGAACTCGATACGATTGACGCTTAAACAATAATATAAACAATAAATAAAAAGAGGTTAGTCCTCAAAACGAGAGGTGCATATAAATGAATGCGTTAGAACGACTATTAAAAGCGGATGCCAAGAAGGTAACGGAAAAACCTAAGAAAGAAATTGAAATCCCGCGTCTATCAAAGATGTTTGGTGAAAAATTTTCTGTAACAGTACAAGCACTTGACACAGAGCTTTTAGCGGAAATCACAGAAGCTAACACGGAATATGGTAAAAATGGCAAAACGAAAAAATCCAACAACTATAAAATTGGTTTAGAGATGGTAGTAAATGCAGTTGTTGAGCCTGATTTTCGTAATGCTGAACTATTAAAACATTATTCTGTAGCAACGCCAAATGATTTAGTAGCAAAGCTATTTCTTGCAGGTGAAATCGGTAAGATTGCAGAAACAGTATCAGAATTATGCGGTGTAGAAAAGTCACAAGCAGAATTTGATGAAGAAATAAAAAACTGATTGAAACAGACG